ATCAAATTTCTCAACCCCGCGAACTAGGCCAATGGTTCCTTCCTGAATAATGTCAAGCAGCTCCATATTCCGCTTCGTATATTTCTTGGCAACACTGACGACGAGCCGGAGATTCGCTGTAACCATTGTGTCCTTCGCCTTCTTCCCAGCGCGTAACTCACGCCTCAGGCTTTTTCGGTCGAGGTTGTAGTGCTCTGCAAGCTTTTCATCGTCAATGCTGTGACCATGGAGTTCTGAAAGCTCTTTTCTTTTTTCCTCAAGCTCCATCAAGCGCTGAACCTGTCTACCAAGCAGGATCTCATCTGCGTGCTCAAGAAGAGGCACACGTCCGATTTCTCGGAGGTATGCACGAACAGAATCGCCAGTCATCTTTGTTGTAGCCATATATCTGGATTTCTCCCAACAGAATTATAGGAGGCAATCTGACTATTTACATGCAATTATCTGAATCTTCTCGCATCATCGCGAACCGTTTTGAAGGCTCTGGTTCTTCGCGACCCTCCAATGCTTCAACTGCTAATGCTTGGGCAGCATGCTCGTTAAATCCCTTTTCTTTGTAGAGATCATAGTAGTACTCATATTTTTCAATAGAAGTCTCAATATCATCCCCATGGGTCATCATCTCAGCAGTAAGCTGGTTAGCTGCCTGATCTGGCATCCCATCAGTTTTTAGATGTTTCCAGATTGCCTGAAAAATTTCAGGATCATCTTTAATCTGACTAGCAGCTAAGCGCACAATATCTCAGAGCCAACTATATATTCTTATTGTACTCAAATTAAATATGATTAGAGCTTAATCAAGCACGGGGGATCTGAGGAAGAATTTGACCACCTGGGTTCTTCAAATACTTGCGCTTGATCCGTTCCCTCATGGTGTCTGCATTGGGAACGCCTTCCAGATTCTTGCCAGGAATATATGGGACATTGACATCAAATGATGGAGTACCTGCAAGTTCATAGGCAAGAGCTGCAAGATTCGCGCCGCCTCCATTGGCTTCGAGCCGGTCAGCCATAAACGTGGCTAGGAACCTATTGCTGTCATACTGGCTTTGTGATTCTGCACGAGAAGATTCTCTGACAGAATTGAGTGAATCAACAGCATCTTGGGATCCAGCTGCATTGATATCAGCAACGATTGTTTGGTCGGCCTGCTGCTGCTTTAGTGCACCCTGTGGGTCTCCATTGAGGTTTGTATAACTGCTGCTATCAAGAGCGTTGGGGCCTGGATATGCGCTTTCTCTATACATCGTATTTCCAATACTTTATATATCTATTGTAAAGGGGGTGAATAAACACCCCCTATCGAACTGATCAGTTAACTAATCAGGAATCCTGGACCAGGAGCTTGCCCTGAAGTGCTCCATTAGGAGCAGAGGACAGATACTGCCATGCTTGCTCAGGATTGTTATCCATCAACTGGCTGAAGCCACCCCAGAAATCACCAGAGGCACTTGCCTGGCGACCGGGAGTAGGCATGTCCATCTGAGGACGCTGGAATGAAGCAGGTACTTGAGTGGATCGCTCTTGTGCCTGGATCTCAGACTCGAACTGGGCGCGTGCTTCTGTTTGAAGACGTGTAGCTTCCTCAGCTTCAGTCTCAGTCGGATAAGGACCTTCTGGACCATAGAACTCATTGACATAGTCAGCGAGAACATCGGGATCGGTCAGCATTACGTTCATTGCGCCGTTCTGATCGCCCATGGCTTTCAGAACCATCTCCTGCTGTTGGAAGTTCTGAACTTGCTCAATCAATGCGTCTTCAACCGCGCAAGCGTAGTTGTTCAACAAAGCCGGAGCTTCTGCTCCGAAGTGCTGAAGAACTTCAAGACTTTCGTCGCTTACTTGACTTAGATACGCGTCGGTTGTTTGTGCCTGAGCCTGACCCACCAGATGGGCTACTTCCTGTTCCGAGAATGTCCGGGTTGTAGCTTGGGGACTGGAAATCGGGGCTGCCTGGATTTGGGCTGAAGGCACCTGTGAAGCCCAAGGATCCGCGTACACCGCCTGGGGTGTCGGCGTTACTTGGGATTGATAAGTTGCTGCCGGGGCTTGGGATGGGCTGCTCGTATTCAGACTTGCGCTCAGCGCCTGAAACGCCTGCTGCCATGGATTCCCCTGAGGAGCTGAAGCCTGCGGGGTTTGGCTGGTTGGGATTGATGCTGCCTGGTCCACCGAAGCCGTTGTCGGTGAGGCCTGGTAACTGATAGGTGCGGACATCCCTTGGCTCGGTGCCACGCTCGGCACGGATGCGGTCGGCATCGCTGAGCTTGACGGGGCTTGGATCGTCGGTGTTTGACTTGTACCTTCCACTGTAACTTAGCTCCTTACGTAAAAATTCAAGTGATCGATATAGGAATTGAGTAATATCGAGATTGGGATCAGACGCAAGCGGTAGGTTGGGCGTCTGAGGGTGAGGCAACTGATACATGTTGCCGAGAAGACTTATAAAAGTCCCGAGAGACTGCTGAGTTTCTTTGACCATTCGGAATGGATAGCCACTCAACATGCCTGCCCTTTCTTCGTCGGTTTTGCTGGGGAATAGGTATTTGAGTGCTTCGACTGAGTCGACGCCTAATTCTTGAAGGTTCCGAACAACAATACTGTTATTCAGGATGTCTTGTGATTGTTCCTCAAATACTTCACCAGTCCAACGCCAGGAAACTTTAGTGCTTCCGTCTGGGACTAATCCTGTAATTCCAGGAGGCATTTCGCCTGACTCAAGTGTAGCACGCAATAATTCATCACGTTCCTTTGAAAACTTAGCCATAGCCTTGCCATATTTGACTTGAGCTTCTGACAAAGCTTCGACATCACCATTGAAATCTTCTACTAATGGTGGATCTGGTTTAAGAAGACCACTTGCAGTTGCAAAGGACGTCATGAAGAGATATTCCTCATGCGTGACCATCATTGAAAAGATCCTGCATAGCCCATAAGTAAATAGTGCTCGACATTTCTTTTCTGCAGTTGCAGCGACCCTTCCATACAGACTTTTAATTTCATAGGCAGTTGAAGCTTGTCCGATATCGATGTCATCAACTCCACCCAGGGCCAGTCGGATCTCAGAGCGGTACTGCTTGACATACATGTTCTGATCACCGGACACGCTGTCTGGCGTCAGGTAGTTGATACGGTCAGTTGGCTCAAGGTTGGCAATGACACGAGGCACCTTGATCTGACCATCCAGTGGAGACGGAGCTCCAAATGGGCTCGACATCCGAGTACTTGCTTGACCCATTCCCACAAACCCAGCCTGAGAACTGATGGTTGGTCGGAAGGTGGTCTCATCCCCTGACTCAGTAATGTCGTGCTTCGGACGACTTGTAATCAGTGTTGGATTACCAAAGAAGCGCAGGTTTTTCCTTACGTTTCTAACCAACTCATCGTGATACAAGATCTGATTAGCTAACCAATCAAACTCTCCATTACCTGTGGATTCGCCGGTGCAATCCATATGGTTGAAAATTTCAACTGCTGGAATAAAGCCCAAGCTATTTGTAAGGGTTTCAGTAGTACCCTGTTGCATATTTTGGAAGAAACCACTCGTATCATCAAATTCAATCTTTTCGTTCGATACTGTCTGTTCGATTTTGTCCTTAAAGACACGCAGCCGGATGTACTTCTTTTTCTTGCCATCTGGAGTTGGCATCATGTCCAACTGATTAGAGCCGCGTACATTGAAGCTGTAGATCAGTTCAACCGTGTCAATATCACCAGCCTGATCCCGATAGCATCGATAACTATCTTTAGGGAAGTAAAGTAATTGATAGGTGTCGCCGGACGGACGGAAGTAAAACAAGCCTTGACCGTCACACAAGAAATAGTCAACTATTGAATCCAGCTTCATCTCCAGCATGTTGTCTTCCACAACTTTTGCTAGAAACTCATCCCTTTTTCCGTAGCTGTCTTGTTCGCAAAAGAACTCCAACCCACGACGGAGCATAAACATCCGCATCTGTGCAAGATGGGATGAAACGATCATAGTGTCTACATTAAGATCCCCTCTACGATCTTTAGCTGCAGAGAGGATCTGTTCTAGATGATTAGACTTTTGCACTATCTTGGCTGCTCACTATATATTTATAGTTTAAGCCTTTTCTTTCTCTTCTGCTGGACTAAAGTCTTGGAATCCACCGTACTGTGCAGTGGGGAAGCGGTAAGGATCGCCGTAGAGATTAGAAGCAACGATTTGACCACGGTCGTACATATTGCCCGCAAATTGGTTCATCGCTCCATAAATCGCGTTGCTATTGATCGACCGCAGATCATCCGCCTTCTTGGCTCGTGAATCGGTGATATACATTCCATACTTATCACCACTGTACTTATCGAGGTTTTCTTCCATTAGATCCACATAAGCCTGAGCCAAACCGGTGTTGTTACTTCCTGCTGAGTAGCCACCGCCATAATTACGGACATCATTGATGATTCCGGTATTGATAGTTCCGTAATTAGAAGAATCTGTCAGCGAAACCGCTCCAGTATCTCCACCAATCACGCCTGTAGCGATCGTCGGGCTTACTCCCCCACCACCGCCACCGCCAGGGTTGATTGGCATTGGGTTGACATCAATGTCTGTAATCGATGGCGGCTCAAATGCAATTCCTTCATCTGGCACTTCTTCAATCACTTCAGCAGAAGGAGCCTCCATAGAAGGTTCATCCGTTACTGGTTGCTTAATGCCCTCAGGCATGTTCTCATTCATGTACTTGGACAGGAGTTGATCAACACGACTGCTCCTATTAATTCCTCGGCTTTCAAGATTTTCTTTAATTTCATTTGGATTAAAACCAGCTTTTGATAGATACTCAATATCCTTCAAGCCAGCACCTTCACCACCAAACGAAGAATAGTTGTACGAATCAATGCTGCCATCAAACTCTTCTTGAGCAGCAATTCTGTCCTGTAGCCTCTCTTGCTTAGCAAGACGATTTTCTAGACGCTCCTCATTAATATTTCTCCCACGATCCTGTCGCCGTTGCATTCTTTCAATGCGCTCATCAACTTGCTGAGCACGTTTACGTGTTTGACCGAAGCTCTCACCACGAACAAGATTGAAGACTTCATCACCTGCCATTCGAGGCTCACCTCGCTTATTGGTAGCGACAGGAGAAGCTAAAGCCTCATCTTTCATCGTATTACGCTGACTACGGCGATCCTCTCTAAAGTCTGCCCGACTGTTCCTATTGCGATACCCTGCAGGCATATCCTTATATTTCTTACCAACTAAGTTTCTAGCCATTATTTCACTTTATAGGTCAAAACTATTACTATTGTAGTCTAATTGAAGATTGCCTCTCCTTAGAAGACCTCCAATAGTAAGCACCATTGAGTCAACAGCATCATCGTGTTGAGAGTGGCCAAAGTTAAGTAGCTCTTCTTCCAGTACATCCCACTTTCTCCATTTGTTCCATACGATTCTCTTGTGCTCGTACAACCCTAATACGCCTCTCAGTCGCGCTAGTTTGTCTCCTTTAAAGCCTTTGACTGGAGAACATGTCAGGTTGTATAAGCCACGATCTTCAAACATGATTCTTTTAAAGTCACCTTCAAACGATGTCTGATATGCAACAGCTTCAGGCCAAATGACACATGGTGACATTGTTGGGAAAAACTGGTTCTCCTCATTCTCTAATAAGATGTTCCAATCAGAAAGCATCTGACAGAGTGAATCCATTTTTTGTAGATTCCCCATGGTCCTCTCTCTACGCTGGTCGATCAAATAGATCTTGTTGTCCTTGATTCCTCCAAGAGTAAATACTGTCCAATCGTTTTTCTCGCTCAAGCCTGCACTCAGGTCAATTCCAACGCCAAGACAGTCGTACTCTTCAGGTACAACATTTTTGATGATGAGCTCTGGTGAAATGCCGACGTCTGTTGATTTGACTGCAGTGTTCAGATACTGATAAGCAAACGCAACTCGATCCTCTTTCTTTCGAGCGTTGAGATACTTCATTGACCAGAATTCTGGCCAATAAGAACGCTGCTTTCCGTCTGCGTCTGTTATTACCGCTTTCTGTACAATCTGTCGCCAATCATTTTTAGGGACAAACAGGGTTGCATGGATATCGTCGAAGTGGAAACGCGTTCCTAGACAAATAGCTCTTGCACCTTGAAACATCGTCGGAGCGATGACGTTGCTCCATGTTTGTTCCATTTCACGTCGAATGTCTGGGTTGTTGATTGATGCCGCAGATTTAATAGGGTCATCAATCAGAACTAGCTGTGATCGTTTAGAGGTAATTGCACCTTTCAGACCTCCACACGCAATTGTGAATGCCTCTTCTCCTGCCGTATCGATCTCTGCAAATTCGTAATCAATACTCCAATACTCGTCACTCCGCTTGATCTTCGAGAGTCGGACCATTGGGAAGATCTCACGGTATTTATTTGATGTAAGAATCCCTTTAATCGTTGCCGATTTGGCACGACTAATATCGACCATGTATGCGATGTAGAGAATTCGCAGCATTTGCTTCGCAGCTGCATGTCTCCCAATCATCCAGGCAGCGAATAAACCAAGGACAGTGGACTTCGCAGATCCTCGGGGTGCGAGGATCGATGTGTTTGGTCCCCCGATTCCTATTAGACATTCACTATCTTCTCCTGTACATAATTCATTGTGCCACTCCAACATATGTTTGGCTGGAGCCTTACCCATATACTTACAGAAATCTTGGAAGTTATCCCTAGCTTTTAAAACCTCAGGACTAGGAGGTTTTGCAGTAATCTTTGTGGCGGTCATTAAAGCTGACCGTTTATATGCTAATGCGGCACTAGGAATTGCCATATATCCTCTTACTGTCTTTTTAGTATAGGTTTTGTTGCTTCAACCTTAAAATCTCAGCCATATTCCTGAACAACCCACTTGCTGCTTTTCTCTTAACTCTCTCAACTCTTTTTCGTGCTTTCTTAGCTTCTTTAGGACCCACTGCTACTCGTCTTTCTGTTCTACGCTCTTCAGCTTTTGAAAGCTGACTTGCGAGCTTATTACGCATCCGATCTTGTGCATAAACATATCCAATCGCATTTAATAACTCAGCTGCGTCAACTGCTTTCCAATTAACACCACCGATATCTAGTGGAGCCGATATTGACTGTAATGATGAAGTGGGTGTACGTAATGAATAATCTAGACCCGCTTTCAGGTCACCTGACGATACGCTTTGTATTACTGGGATTGCTGGTAAACCTGGATTATAAAGACTAGCCATTACTTAACTCACTATAAATCTTTGCCCATACAGCATTCATTGCATTTTCGATCGGTTCAGAGAACTGTGGATCATCTTTGAAAATGGATGTCATTTCACGCATAACTCGATCAGCACCAGCCATGATCAGACCACGCTTGTCAGTCATTCGATTCATCCGATCAGATGTTTCAATATGCGATCTAAGTTCTTTTTCAAGCGCGGCCAGCCTCGCACAACCATTGTCACCTTTAATCTCCCCGGAGGTGATTGCCATTCGTAAGTCCTGGATATCAGAGTGCAGTGCTGCAATTTCGCTATTAAGTATTTCACGCCGATTGAGCTTCTTATACTTCATTTTGACCCATCGGGCCAAATCATTAAATCCCCCTTGGAATCCGAGAATTCCTGCATAAACCCAGATTTCAATTGTTGATGGAGTAATTTCTGCAAACTCTTTAAAATCCTCACTGTCTGCAGCCGGTAGGGTGTCTAACCAATTATCGACAACACTCAGATATACCTTGGAACTTTGCTTTGCCTTGGTTGTCATTAGAAGCCCCTCGCACGTCCAATGGAGCGCTTCGACTGATCTGCTCGCGTCCTTGCTTCAAGACGGTTTGCATAATCTGCTTCCTTCATTCGCAGATCACTTTCGAGTGTCAGCTCTGACTTACGGATATTACTTCCATAGCTAGCTTCATCTTTACGAATCCCACTACCAAACTGAGCTTCATCTTTACGCAAGCCGCTCTGGTATCCAGCTGTATCTTTGCCCAAAGCTTGGCCGAATGCAGCAGAGTCTTTTTCGAGAGCCTGATTGAACTGCGTAGTGTCTTTCTGTAACCCCTGCATATAACCAGCTGTGTCTTTCTGTAGACCCTGTGCAAAGGAGGCGGAATCCTTACCCAGCTCATTGGCTTGCTGAGCCTGTTGCTGTTTCTCAATATTGCTTTGTGCCTGAGTCAAACGCTGCTGATTACCTTTTTCCATATCAGACATACGGTTTTCAAAACCTTGAACCTGATAATTGGCTCGGGTCTGATCACCCTGCGCTTGCATCAACTGAATCTGTAAATCTGTACCTAG